TAACCCACATCTTTTAACCCACATAGAAAGTGTGTAAGTTCTTCTATTACTTGCTGAACCGGGTGTTCTAATTAATCTTGTAGCTGATGCTCTATCTAATCGTAGTGAGGAAGTTATAACACCATTATAAAACCCTAAACTTGATTCTCCTGCACCTTCTGTTCTTAAAATTGTCATATTATGTTAAAGCTCCTGATACAGACATTATTATTTTATCGTTATTAGCTGAGTTATCTAATGTAGCGTTAGGTTGGTCTACAGTACAGAAATAACTAAGCATATATTTCCCTGCCGTATTGATAGCTGTAAGTTGGTCAGCATTAATTAATATAGGAGAATCAACGCTTAGTGAGTGACCCCCTGAGTTATCTAAAAATATTGTGCCTGATTGTCCTGCTTTAAAATTATCTAATTCAATTTCGTCAGTACCACTTGGGGTGTAATTAAAATGATTACTAACTTCTAAATCCATTTGACCGTTAGTATTCGTTGTAACTGTGCCTGAAGCTCTACCTGTTACTGTTACATCATTTGCAAATGTAACATCTCCACCATCTGCAACGGTCATGGCATCATCACCATCTGTGAAAGCAATCTTGGTTGTCTGCACTTCTCCCGGAACATTTATACCTGCTGCTGCGTCTAGTATTTTCATATTTACAGCATCGCCATTGTCAGTAAATACTAAATCTTTAGCATTTGTTGCTAATTTAATAGTGACATCTCCACTATTACCTTCAGTAAATCTTAATATTTCACTATCTGATGCACCATCTCTAAATATAAATATACCAGTGTGAGCATCTAAAGTTAAAGCACCACCTGAATCAATAGTTATTGGATTAGCTGCAATAGTCACACCAGTTGTTCCGTCATGTGTAATAGTTGCGTCTGCACCTGCACCTAAACTAATAACTGCACTATCTGAATTTAAAAGTAAATCATCTCCTACTGTTAAATCACCTGTATTGGTAAATCCTACGTTTGCAGTTACACCTGTTGCCGATAAAGTAAGTTGAGGTGTTGCACTACCTGCAACCATGTTGCTAATAATAACATCACTGTCTTCATTTCCTGCAGTTGTATCTGTTATCTTAGTTTTAATCTCACCCATGATAACTGAAGCATTAGAAGCATTATCACCTTTAAACTGCACACTTCCTATAATATCATTGTTAGAAGCATTATCATTGTTTCTATCAAGTACAAGGACAGGACCTGCATTTGCATCAGTATTAACACATGTTATATTTAATCCTGTATCTGCTACGTGAGTAACTGTTATATCATTATGTTGACCAAAGCCTAAAACAGAAGAGTCAGTGTTTAGATGTAAATCATTGCTAACTCTAACAGTAGTAGCAGTTAAATCCAAAACACCACTAGAAGATTGATGTACTTTAGTGCTAGAACTACCAAACTGTAATTCATTTGTTGAGTTTAATAGTAAACCTGTATCGTGTACATGTGTTAATGTTACATCTTCATTAACACCAAAATGTAATCCAATGGCATCAGTATTTAAATTAACAGTACCTGTGGCAGTTAAATTAATGTCATTGCCTGATGTTACTGTTAAATCTGTGCTATCACCCTCAATCTTTTCACCACTACCAAATGTTATACCTACATCTGCAGGAATTACAACATCAGCAGTAGCAGTTAAATTAATATTGTTACCTGTTATAGTAAGGTCTGTGCCATCACCCTCTATCTTTTCTCCATCGTTACCAAATGTCATACCTATGTTTGCAGGTATATTAATATCCCCACCTGACCCTACAGTTATAGTCAAGTCAGTACCATCTGATTCTATTTTTTCTGTTGTAGCAAATGTTAATCCAACATCTGTTGGTATGTTTACATCTGCAACTGCTGTAAGATTGATGTTATTGCCTGAAATAGTTAAGTCAGTTCCGTCACCCTCTATTTTCTCTGCATCGTTACCAAAAGTTAAACCAACATCAGCAGGTATATTAATATCTGTAGTGGCTGTAAGGTTTAAATCGTTACCTGATGTTATAGTTAAATCGGTAGCATCACCACTTATATGTTCTCCACCTTCATCATTAAAATATATCTTTTTAGTGCTATCTACTACTACATCATCAGAAAATTTAAAATGAGCTTCATCTTCCATCCAAGTTAAAGTACCATCACTAGTATTTGCATTAAATGACAATACAATATCGGTGTCTCCGTTTTCACCAAAAGTAACTGCATCAGATGCTAATGTTATAGCAGTAGATGCCTGTATGTCCACAGTAGGAGCTACTATTTCTAATTCTGTATCTGCGTCAATATCTAATTGACCATCTCCTGATGAATGTATTTTTAAATCACCATCACGAAATTCTAATATATTATTAGTATTTGCAATACGAATATTTGCACCTGCAAATAATAATCTATCTGTGCCATCTTCGTCATATTCTATGGTAGCATCTTGAGCATCTCCAAATTGTATTTTTTTATCATCAGCTATAAAAACATCTAGTAATAAATTAGAGCTAGTTCCTAAGTTTAGAAGTTTACTACTTGAGCCTGTTAAAGCACTAGCTGTTACAACTAATTGTCCTGCAGGTCCTACTGTTTCAATACGACCACCTTCTCCTGCTGTACCATCGTGAGAGTGTCCACTAGAGCTATCAAATGCTGATTGTAAGGCAGTGTATTCTGTAGTAAAATCTTCGGCTCTAACAATACTACCTGATTGTATATTACCACTCGTTGTAAATGTATAAGAATTTCCCATGTTACCTTCTCTCGTTTGTTGTATATTCTAATGTTGCAGAGTCAAGTGAAAAAGCAGGGTTCTTATCTTCACTAGTTACTCTTAATGCTGCAGTAAAACCTGAACCAATTAACTGTGACTCAAATTGACTTTGTGTATTAGCCGAACCATACTTCGTAGCTCCTACCCCATCAAGTTTAGTAATAAATAATTTTGTATTATCTGCAGTTGTTGCTGCTAAACCCGGAGTAAAAACAAAAGCACTTGATGATGCACTTCCTGCAGAACCTGTTATCGTAGGTGTTGCAGTTAAAGTATGAGTTGTCGTTCCTATTATAAATGTATCTCCTACAGTAAGTCCTGAAGCACTTGTTATTGTTAAATTATCAACTGCTATACTTGTAGTTGACGCAGAATAACCACCCCCATTATTAACTAAGCCTGTGTGTGCAAATATAGTAGAGCTATCATTATAAAAAAAAGTACCCTCTGCTAGACTTGAGAATGTTATACTTGCAGGTTGAAAGTCTATGTCTTTTTCAAAATCTAATTTTAAATTAACATCAGCACTCAGACCTCCTGAAGGTTCTGTATATAATATTAATTTATAAAATGTTTTTCTTATTCTTGGATCATTTACAGGAAAAAAAGGAGACTGATATGTAGCAGATATATTACCTCCATCAAAAGAGTTTCCTGATTCTAATCTATATACATACCCATCATCATTAGCAAAGTAAATAAACTCTGTCTCACTGTCATAGGAACTTGTGGCTACAAAAGAATTTATACCTCTTGTTTCTGCCCAAGCCATGCCCTCTCCACCTTGAGCAGCAAACTGTGTTCCTATTATGCCTAGTGCAGCGTCATCTGTAAAACCTGCATTAAATCCAAATATTCTATACTGACTCTTTTCTCTTATAGTTATACTTGAAAAAGACGTTGAATTACCAGTAAACTTTGCAAACTCAGGTTGAATAGTTTTAGACACAACTGCTAAACTAAAGTCACCTATTCTTTCAGTAGCACCAAGAAGTCTTAATCCATCTGCTGCCAAAAACATGACATCACCACCAACTTCTTGAACTGTATCAGGAGCTATTGCTCCCACATCATCTGTTATTGGTAATATAGCAAAATCACTATTCGTCTTTCCTGTTAATTTTTTAATACCATTTTGAGAAAATACAATTAATTGTTCTCGGAAAGTAATCATATCAGTTACTGTGCCATCAAATTGAAAAGATGTGCTACTGCTAAAATTATCACTAGTAGAACTGGCAGCACCTGAACATATAATAGTAGAGCCTATTGCAACAAACAGTCTTTGTAAATGAAGGGTAACAAAGTCTGCTCCTGCAAAATCACTAGCTAAACTAGTTTGTTGTGCTAATGATGTACCTGTAAAAATATAAGGCTTATCATTTCCATCTACTATAAAAAGTTTGTCTGTGCCTGTAAAATTATATTCTGCAAATCTTACTCTACCTGAACCTGATAAAGTAGGACTTTTTTCTGTAAATGTTAAATCTACATTATCACTTAAACTCTGACTACTTGATAACACTAAATTATTTTGGTCTGTAACTGTTTGCACAGTCACTGTTCCACTTATTCCTGTGCCTGTAACAACCATCCCTACTAAAATAGTACCACTGTTGTTATCAACAACAAGGGATGTAGTGCTAGAAATTGCACCATTAACTTTAGCAGTTGCAGTTGATGCAGGAAAAGAAGTAGAATCAGTTAATTGTGTCCAACCACTTCCTGAAGAACGATATAAGTGTGTCTCTCTAGCAGCTATTATAGCTCCACCAAACCTTACAAGTCCTCTTATGGTACTTCCTTCACTTCCTGCTATTGCATTAGAATCTGCTTTAGAAAAACCTTCTATCTTTCTATAGCCACCTTCTATTGAAGGCTCAAAGTTTTGTAGAACGGTAGCACTGCCCGGAGCATTAATACCTTGTTGTAAAGGACTGATGTTTTTTAGTAAGCCACCCTTAAACTCTAGGGGGAATGTTTGCCAAGAATCTGCCATTTATTTCCATATATATAGTTTTACATATTTTGTCAAATTTGTCAAGTATTTAACGTAGAACTCACAGAGCTTCTTGTTATCATAGTTGACCTAACATAGTCATATCTGTTTATCAATAAAGAACGCATATTTTTTATGCCATCTTCAAATTTTTCTTTTGCTATTAAAGCATCTTGTGAATTACCCCTAAATAAGTAGGCATAGTGCATTGCACCATCTACTATAACGTGAGCAAATCGTTCAGGAATAATAGGAACATCCGTTGCATTTTCTAGATCAACAGGTATTCTATAATATTCATATATTAATGTATATGCTTTATCAGGGGGTGGGACAAGTCCATATTCTTGAGAAGGTGTTCTAAAAACAAAGTTAGGCACACCTGAGGTACTGTTATCTTCATCATACTCATGATGTATATATTTTTCTAAATACTCTTCATAACTAAGTATTGTTAATTTCTTTGTTGCTACACCTAGAGTAGAGCTTTCTTTGATTCTAAAAGTGTTAACATCTAGTATCTTAGAATCATCAGGCACTCCATATCTTAATGTGTTTGCAGTTAAAGTGTCTTCTTGTGTTACATGATTATAGGGCCAATTATATTCGTTTTGATTTATGTATCGTATAGATGAATTTATTGAATCTTTTGCTTGAGCATAGAAACCTGAAGCAGAGGCAAAATTACTAGAAGTTAATTCTACTTCATTTAATCTTCTATTTATTTGATTGACTAATCCTAAAAAATTGTAAGCCATTATTTATCCCTCACTTTTAATTTAACACTTCGTTCTGCTTGGCTTCCTGAATTATCTGTAATCCTACAAAAGAAAGTATATTCTGTGTTGTTTGTTCCTGAACCTAAATTTATTGTTGCAGTTTTATTATCACTACTTTGTGTCTGAGATACATTTTGTATACCATTCACTGTAGCACCACCACTTATGGTAGTCTTTACTCCACTTGAATTATTGACTGACCATACCACGCTACTTATTGTGGCAGTTCCAAGGAATCTTGACCAATCAATGCTGTAATCTAATTGTTCGTCAGGGTCTTTATTGGGCCATCTAAATGACATTGCTATCTCCTATGCTGCTACTCTTGCCGTTCTTTCGGCACTCGTTGTTTGTCTTTCTACATATACTCTTCGGTCTTCAAAAGATACAAGTACCGTTCTATCTGACGAAGAAGTTTGCCTATCAACAAAAGTTGTTCTAAACACGTTTGAAACTAATATAGTTCTTTCTGATGATGTTGTTTGTGGCTTTATATATACCACTCTATTTACATCTGAAACTAATATAGTTCTATCTGATGATGTAGTTTGTCTTGCTACCTCTACTGTTCTGTCTTCAAAAGGTACAGAAACAGTTCTATCGTTTGTTGTAGTTTGTCTACTAACAAATGTAGTTCGTGCTACATCAGAAACATTTACTGTTCTATCCAGTGATGTAGTTTGTCTTTCTACATATACTGTTCTAGTTTGTGAGAATGTATCTCGTACTGCATTAAAATCAAAAGTTGTACCTGATACACTCGCAC